GTACTTCATTTACTTCTCTACCAGCTGGTATTTGATAAACTTGTCTTCCAGCTTCAATACTGACATAATCTTTTTTTAATTCCCATGGTCCTCTAGTTTGTAAACCTACTTGTTTAGAGTAAGCATAAGTATATTGTGTAACAAAATCAAACCCTCTAACACTAAGTGCAAATGCCATATCAACTGTATCAACATTTTGCCCTAATAAAGATTGCCATTGATGTTCTATAAGCCATTCCTGAACGTATTGAGCATAATTCTCAATCGCTATTTCCAAGAGTGTACATAACTGGTCATCATCCAGTTCCACCTTTCTATAAGGTGCACCCATAGATACTCGAAATTGTTCGAATATTTTAAGTCTCTCTTCTTTACTAACTCCCATATTTATTTATTATTTAATAATAAATATCTAGGAAATCAAACAATACTAATATTAACCAATAAATCTTTTAATTGTGTCATAAGCTTCATCGATAGTGTCAAACGATTTTTCTGGTACTAATATCGTACTGTTAACTACGATAATAGGAACTCTATCTGATTGAGCATAATTTAACACTTCAGTAGCTTCTTGTTCGTTTTCAGGTAAATCGATATCAATGTATCTGTATTCAATATTACCTTCAGTTAATTTTTCTTTAATTTCTTCACAGTATGGACAACCATCAATACCTAAAACTCTTACTTTAGTTTTCATCTTCTTCTAATATTTCATTTATTATTATATCTACTATTTCATTGTCGGATAAACTATCACCACCAATGATTTTATTTATTACTTCTTTTTTATAATTTAATGTATACCACATTTTATTAATAATAGTATCATTAAATAAGTTATAATATATTTGTACATGATTCTTTTGACCAATTCTAAAACATCTAAATTCAGCTTGTTCAGAATTACCTGGAACCCAATCAAATGAATTAAATACAACATAATGTGCTCTAGTTAATGTAATACCTACTCCAGCAGAAACTATATTACCAATAAATATCATTGGTCCATCTTCTCTATTTTGAAACTCATCAACTGAACGTTGTTTCTCTTTCTCACTAAGTTGACCATAGTGTACAACACACTTATTACCGTAGTGATTAGCTAATGCTAATAATTCTTCAGTAAAACATGTAAAGATAACTACTTTATTACCTTGTTCAATAATCTCATTAACTATTTCAATTGTATGAGGTATTGTTTCCATAGCCATATACTTTCTTAATAAACCTAACTCAACTAAATCCCTTTGAATGTTTACGGTTTTCTTATTATTCTCTCTTTCGATTAAATAATCTTCCCATAACTGTTCGTATTGTTTTCTTTGCTCTTTACTTAAATCATTCATTAATGGTGTAACCGTTTTATCTGGCATATCAGCAAAATCTTCGGTTAATCTTCTTAAAAAGATATTTCTAGTTTTAATTGATAACTCTTCAAGATTAGAAGCTCCATTCGTTAACCATACCTTCTTTTTAAAACCATTTTTTAACGTAGTGGTAATTTGCCTTCCCTCACAGTATCTAGTGGCGTAATACTTCCAATTTTCAGTCAATGGTGATTTAATCAATTTCAATACAAATGTTTTAAAGGAAGGAATTCACAGAATTGTAAATA